CTATTTCCAGCCACAGGCTTGCTGTAACGGTTTCAATGCGCTATTGAGTCCCGCCAAATCGAATGTCACAGACACCGGGCTTTCGTTGTAAGGCGTTATCCTGGCGAACATCTTATCGGCTTTCACCATGGCTTTAACAAAATCAATATCTCGCCCACTGTAGAAAACAGCCTTTGTATCAGTAGAAATCGACCATCGCCTTTCCACGGCTTTTTGCTTATCAAACCGGTAAAGCATGCTAGTTTCTTCTAGCCCCAGATATACATCCCAATTAATAAAAACTTCGGTTTTCTTTTCACGACAAGCTACAAAAATCGTCGGTGTAACGGTCTCGCCGTATGGTGTTCTGATGGAATCATTGCTAGGTAGCATTAAAACCACATTTTTAGAGTCATCAACCGGTGAAGTTGTTATATGAGTCAGCCATTTTCCAGGGTTCGGGGCTGACTCAACTGCGGAAGACGCAACATTCTCTGGTTCATCTTGAGGGAAAAGCTTGTCATAACACGCTAATCGTTTGGTGCCATTTATTTCTGAACGGCATTCAAGGAGCTTTTCTTTACTGATCGCCTCGTTTTTAGTGACTTCTTGGCCTGAAGATATGGTTTTGGTCGAATTTGTTGGTTTAAACGTTGGTGAGAAAAATCTGTCGTAGCAGGTCAGGCGGCCCTCGTCCGTTTTTTCATCAGGGCATTGGTCTCTACTTTCAAATTTTTTAGCACTCTTCGTTCGCGTAGGTGGAATTGAATTATCGTAACAAGAAAGACGCTGAGAGCTATCCTCAATCGCTCGACACTGAAGAACCCCTTTAAAGTCCCTTGGCTCCTTTTGAGCATGAGCAGCCAAAGACACGGAAGCGGCTAAAAATGTCACAATGAAAACAAAACTTTTCTTCATGAGATCATCCCTTTGGTCTTGTAAGAAACACCAGTATTCCAATGACAATGTCGCCAATAACCCAAATAGTGCCAATGGCCATCATTCCCAGACCAGCCCCTAAAGCAGCCCCAGCCCTTTCCGCTTCCGATGTGGCATGATTAATAACTTCACCGGTTCCGCCCAAGCCTTTAAAGAGGGCGTAGATCATGAAGATGTTAAATAGAATGAAGATCCATTTTATAAGTAGCCCAAAAATTGAGCGGCGCGGTTTTCTTAGTTGTTTGCCGCAGGAAGGGCACCTCAACGCTGAATCACTCACTTCTTTCCGGCATTCCGGGCAGCTAACTAAAGCCATAACAATTATCCCCATCATTACTTATTGGTTTTCATTTGTTACAAAACATTTTGATTTTATAGGATCATTCTCAATTGACAAGAAATAGCCCCCGCATATGCGGGGTCTATTTTAAACTGCGAGGGTAAGCTGATCGTTGCCGTAGTGCGATGCAGGAAACGCATCTGAAGGGATGAAGCCCGGCGGTAACTTTTCACGCGGTGTGCGCTTCGTTACCAGTTTTTCAACGCTGTTTAGCGTGGTGAAAGTGATGCTACATTCAAAATTCTGGCACTGGTGATAATGCCGAACGGTGGTATTGCTTAACGAGCGACTGGTACGCGTTTTTGCAACGGCACCACAAACAGGACACTTAAACATGATGGCCTCCCGGGGCGGGAGTTGAACTCGCTCATATTATGGCCGCTAACTCTCACTTTCTGCAATCCATTCAGGTATTTTCGCTTCAAGCTCCAGCCGGGTTTTGAATCCGCTATCGTCTACCGTATGCCCCACCTTCGCGATTATCCAATCCTGCTTGTCTATCGCATCTTTAAATCCCGTTACGGTTCCGTGCATCTCCGGATAAAGATCCGCGCGCCCATAAGCCAGGGTTAACGAAAATTCAGCTGCACCGCGCTGAAGCTGCTGCCACTTTGCGGCGGCCGCGCGCTGTGCCGCCATTTCGCTGCTGTATGTTGTGCGGAGTACAAAAACATTACCATCTTCCCCGGCGATATAATCGCCCTCCCGGCTGCTGCTGCGCGGCTTCTTCTCCGTGGTTTTCTTGCGCTTCTTCACCGTGACTTTTTTCTTTTTGCCGAAATTCAGATCCAGCCAGTAAGCCTGCACGCCGGTGTAAGCGTCGCGGTCTGCAATACGGAACGAATGGCGGTCTGCACTACCGCGCGTAATGGCGAACTCCGGCAACGCTTTGCCGTTCGCACTAACGCCGCCACCCGGCAGAATGAACAACAGGCAACCGTTTTTCACCGTGGCGATGGCACCGAGAATATCCGCCATGCGCGTCAGGAATGACATGTCGCTTTCCTGCGTCTGGTCGGCATGATCTATTTCGGCGCTCATCAGTTGCTCAGAAATGACCGGCGTCAACTTGTAACGATGAGCGATAGCCGACACGATTCGCTCTACCGTCACGTCATGCCACGATACCTCGCGCTTGATATTGAATTCATCACGAAAATCAGCGCTACGGGCGGTTATCTCGATGCGGTCTGGCGGCCCTGAATGCGCGATCTCATCAACAATGTAAATCCCCTTGTAGATTAGCGGCTCCCCCTGCCAGCCGAGCGATAACGACAACTCGGCACCACGAGGCGGCAGCTCAATATCGCCCTGGCTGTCATCAACGGTGATCGTCAGCTCGTCGGCGTTAAATCCGCGATTATCCGTCAGCTCCAGAGAAATCATTTTTTCATCCAGCACGGTCAGCGCCTTACCGCCAATCAGGACATTAAACGCCGGAATGCGTGACAACTCATCCTGGTAATTTTTGAAGTCCTGAGTGCCTGCATTCAGCAGGCTTTTTGCATTGTCGATTGTGTCTGTGTTCAGTGCCATGATTGCCCTCCGCCGCTGATAGTTCCATGCGCGCGCGAGGCATGCGACGGCTTTTTGTTGTCACGGAACGCCCACAACCACCGCCGCGAGACGACGCCATGTATTTCAGGGATTATCACCCCGAACTCACTAAACATGATGGCGGTAGAGTATGACCGACAACTTTTTCCACGGGGCGCGCACCAAAGAAAACACCGACCTACAGACCGTAATCAACGATGTTGATTCAACGGTCATTGGCCTGGTGGCGGTTGCTGAGGATGCCGATCCCGAAACTTTTCCACTTGATACACCGGTACTGATTACGCGAGTGATCAGCGTGCTGGGTAAGACCGGCAAAACCGGCTCCCTGTACAAATCACTCAAGGCTATTTCCGACCAGGTCAGCACCCGCGTGATCGTCGTGCGTGTCGCTGAAGCTAAGACCGAGGAAGGCGCACAGACACAGTCGCAGCTCATCATTGGCGGAACGAAGGCAGACGGCAGCTATACCGGCATGTTTGCCCTGCTGACAGCAGAGCAAAAAACCGGTTATCGCCCGCGCATCCTCGGCGTACCAATGTATGACACGCAGGAGGTCACCGCGCAGTTACGCGTGATTGCAAAGCAGTTGCGGGCATTCTCTTACAGCTATTGCGATGGTTGCGAAACGATCACCGAAGCGAAAGCTTATCGTGAACAATTTGCAGAGCGCGAAGGCATGCTGATCTGGCCGAACTTCATCGCCTACAACTCACTAACCGGCGCCAACGAAGAATTTCCTGCCGTGGCTTATGCATTAGGGCTGCGAGCACTGATCGATAACGAACAGGGCTGGCATAAATCGCTATCTAACGTGGCGGTTAAAAACGTGCTGGGGATTACCAAAGACGTATTCTGGGCGCTACAGGCGGAAGACTCCGACGCCAACGAGCTGAACGCCAATGAAATCACCACGCTGATTAAGCGTGACGGTTTCCGCTTCTGGGGCAACCGCACCACAGACACCGAGGAATATATTTTCGAGGTGTACACCCGTACCGCCCAGATCCTGGCGGACAGTATCGCCGAAGCGCAATTTACCACCGTTGACAGCCCACTCACCCCGGCGAACGTGAAAGACGTGGTAAGTGGTATTAACGCCAAACTTCAGGCACTCGTCACGGCGGGCAAGCTGATTGGTGCGGCGTGCTGGTTTGATATCGTCGATAACCCGACCACTGGCCTGCGCCAGGGTAAGGCTGTCGTGCGCTACAACTACAGCCCGGTTCCTCCGCTGGAAGATTTAACGCTGATCCAGACCTTCACCGATCAGTACTACGAACCGGCTTTTGCATCGCTGGGAGGTGCGTAAATGGCTATTCCTAAAAAACTGCGGCTGTTTACCCTCTTTGTGGACGGGGAAAACTATATCGGGAAAGTGCCGAGCGTCACACTCCCGAAGCTCACCCGGAAAACGGAAGACTATCAGGGCGGCGGCATGCTTGGTGCGGCAGGTGTCGATCTCGGCCTTGAAGCCGGGGCGCTGGATGCATCAATGATTGTCGGCGGCGTAGTCGAAGAGCTGATCCTGAAATGGGGCGGCGACATTGACGAATTGCGTCTGCGCTTTGTGGGTGAGATTTACAGCGGCGGTACCAGCTCGCTGCTGGAAGTCGAAATGCGCGGCCGCATCACTGAAATTGATCAGGGTGAAGCGAAACAGGGTGATGATACTAACCACACCTATGCGATCAAAAACACCTATTACAAAGAGTCAGTAGACGATAAGCCCTTGCTGGAAATCGACCTGCTGAACTTCATCTACAAACGCAACGGCAAGAGCCTCTATCCCGATCGCATTGCCTCCGCGCTGGGCCTCGGCCAGTAACTTTTTAACCACTACCAATGGCGGCCAGACCGGCCGCCCGGAGAATTATCAATGTCTGTTACTTTAAGCAAGCCTATCAAACGCGGTGATCAGGAAATTAAAACCATCGCTATCACCGACACTATCAAGCAGGCAGGCTCGCTGCGCGGCCTGAAACTGGTTGACGTGCTCAACTTCGATTATGACGCCGTTTCCACGTTGCTGACGCGCACAACCAGCCCGCAACTGACAGCTCTCGAGATTGCCACGATGGCGACCGGCGACTTTACCGCGCTGTGTGAAGAGATCACACCTTTTTTGACGAAAGCGGAGCCGTCCGCAGTCACCGAAGCGGCGACGGCGAGCAAGTAAGAGAAGCGGTTATCTCCGATATCGACGACCTGATCGCCGATATCGCTGTTATTTTTCACTGGCCGCCCTCCGAGATGTACGGCATGGAGCTGCGCGAGCTGATAGCCTGGCGCGAACGGGCGGCTATCAGAAGCGGCAACCATGACAAGGAGGATGACGACGATGGATCTTAGTATTCGCGTTGCGTTCAGCGCCATTGATAAACTCACCCGTCCGGTCAACGCCGCCAGTAAAGCTATTGGCGGCCTTTCTGACTCCCTCAAGAAAACGCAGTCGTCGATCAAGGATCTGGAGAAAAGCGCAGCGGCATTCGACAAGCTACGCTCGCAGGCCAATGAAACGGCGCAGAAACTAAAAACAACCCAGCGGGCCTTTGACGGCCTCAACCAGAAACAGCGCGAAGGCGGCCAGCTTACCGAAGCACAGGCGGCTCGTCTTGAATCGCTGCGTGGCAAGCTCTCGCGGCTGACGGATACCTATAACAAACAGACCACGCAGCTGCGCGCGGCGGCGCAGGCGGTACGCCAGCACGGCGTTAACCTTTCATCCGGCAGCGGTGCAATTCAGAGCGCAATCCGGCGCACAGAGCAATATAACCAGACACTGGAGCGCGAACGTCGCCAGTTAGCGGCCACGACGCGCGCACAAGCAAGCTATGAGCGCGCCAAAGAAACCGCCGGGAAACTCCGTGGCGCTGGCATGGGGATGACACTTGGCGCAGCGGCTACAGGTTATGCGGCGGGGTCGTTCCTAGCGCCTGCGGTGGGTTTTGATGAGGAAATGTCGCGCGTACAAGCGTTAACCCGCCTCAACAAAAACTCATCCCAGTTGGCCGACCTGCGCGCGCAGGCGAAAAAGCTCGGCGCCGAAACGGCCTTTACTACCCGCGATGCTGCGAGCGGTCAGGCATTTCTCGCGATGGCCGGCTTCACCCCCGAAGCTATTCAAGCGGCCTTGCCAGGCGTACTTAACATGGCGCTGGCCGGTGGCATGGATCTTGGCGAAAGTGCCGATATCAGCTCTAACATCCTGTCGCAATTCCGTCTCGCTCCAAAGGAAATGGATCGCGTCAGCGATGTGCTGACTGCCGCCTTTACCCGCACCAACACCGATTTAACCAATATCGGTGAAGCGATGAAATACGCCGGTACCGGCATGGCCGGTCTGGGCGTTGATGTTGAACGTACCACCGCCATGATCGGTGTAATGGCGAACGTGGGGCTGCGTGGCAGTATCGCGGGTACAGGTTTGCAAACGACCTTTTCCCGACTGGCTGCACCCACTACCAAAGCACAGGCCGCCTTGAAACAGCTTGGCGTTACCGTGGCTGACGCCACTGGCAAGATGCGCCCGGCAGAAGCCATCCTCTCGGATATCTATAAATCCGTCTCGAAGTACGGCGCCACCGATCAGCTGTCCTTCTTCAAAGATATCGCAGGGGAAGAGGCGGCCAAATCATTCCAGGCACTGGTGAGATCTGCGGGTAGCGGTGAGCTGCAAAAGCTGCTGGCAGATTTACGCGGATCACAGGGTGAAGCTCAGAAAGCGGCTAAAGTGATGGCCGACAACCTCAGCGGCGATCTGAAAAATCTGGATAGCGCATGGGAAGGCTTCCGCATCCAGGTGGAAGAAACCACCGACGGGCCATTACGTAAACTGACTCAGGGGTTAAGTGACTTAATCACGTCAGCCAGTGAATGGGTTAAAGAAAACCCGCGGCTGACGCAGACGCTGATCCTTGTCGGTGGGGCGCTGACTGTCTTTGCCGGGGCGGTGGGTATTGCCAGCATTGCCGCCAGTTTTATCCTCGGCCCCCTGGCAAAACTCCGCCTGATTCTCAGCATGATCGGCATCTCATCAATTACCGCGACCGGCGGTATTTCGACGCTCGGCATGGCGTTCTCAGGCTTAAGAGTCATCCTTGCTTCACTGCTGGGGATCCCCGGCCTGATTCTGGCGGCGTTCATTACCGCTGGCCTGCTCATCTGGCGATACTGGGAGCCGATTAAGGCGTTTTTCTCCGGGCTGTTTACCGGCATCAGCCAGGGGCTTTCCCCACTGATTCAGTCATTTTCTTTTCTGGTGCCACTGTTTGATGCCATCAGCGCCGGGGTGGCGCAAGTCTGGGGCTGGTTCAGCCAGTTATTTACACCGATTGATTTTTCCCGCGATGCGCTGGATAAATGCGCCAGCGCCGGGAAAACATTTGGCGAGGTGCTGGGTACCGCTCTTAATCTGCTTTTTACCCCGCTTCGCTTGCTGACCGAAGGGGTCAGCTTGTTGCTTGAAAAGCTGGGGCTAATCCCTTCAGGGATTGACGCTGCGCGGGCTAAGGCCAACAACCTCGAACCTAAAAAACCGACGTCGTGGGAGTGGGATCCGAAGCAAAAGAAAATGGTTCAAAAGGCGTGGGACTGGTCACCTAAAAAATCAGATTCCCCGGTTACCGCAGGCGCTCCGCCCGCACCCTCGCCACTGTCCGGCAATGCCGGCACGTTACGCCGCCTGAATAGCATTGCGGATAACACGAAGGCGACCGCCGACAACACGAAGGAAGCACGCAAAAAGATTGGCCCTGGCGACATTATTTTTAAAAACCTGCCTCGCGCACTGGCCCTGCGCGGCGCCTATCAGGAGGCGCGGATCTCACCTCAGGCAGTACCGCGCGTTGCAGCTCCGGCGGCAGGCGGCATTCTCTCCGTTCCCTCAGCGACACAAGGCCCGCTGTCGGCGCCCGTTTCCGCCCCGACAAGTGGTGCGCCAGTGTTTAACCTGGTCTTTAACGAAGTCGGCCAGCATTCGGCGCGGGATCTGGAAAGAATGGTCAGGAATGCCGTTCGCGATGCAATGGCCAGCACCAACAGAAGTAACCGTGGCTCGTTCCGCGACAGAGATTAGAGGTAATAAGCATGATGATGGTTTTCGGGATGTTTGTTTTTACGCTGCGCACGGCTCCTTATCAGCAGCTCCAGCACGCGCAGGAATGGCGGCACGTTAAAAACGACCGGGTTAATCAGTCCGCCGCGTGGCAGTACATCGGGCCGGGTGAGGATAATATTACTCTGTCCGGGGTACTCTATCCGGAAATTACCGGCGGCAATCTGTCGCTATCTGCGCTTGAGACGATCGGATTTTCTGGCCGACCCTGGCCGCTGATTGAAGGTGATGGCCGGATTTACGGGATGTACGTTATGACGCGGCTGGAACGAGGTAAAACCGAGTTCGATCAGTTCGGTGGCGCAAAGAAAATTGAATTTACGTTAAGCCTCAGCCGCGCAGATGCAGATTTTCGCGAGAAGCTGCAATCATCCTCCATCAGCGATGCCCTGGCAGACCTTCAGAGCAGTGCCACTAAAGCAATTAACGCAACAACCAACTCACTTAATCGCCTGTTTTAATCCAACAAAAAGCCCCTCATCGAGGGGCTTTTCTATACCGGCAAACATCGCCATTTCTGACCGTGCTGCAGAACGTTATTTTTGACGATGCTCGATACTATGCAACCCGCGCCCAGCACATTAACAGGGTGTGTGATTCAACCACGCTGAACGATTCACCCTCGCCGAGGTTGGCTGTTTTGCCACTGGTCGAGTGTTTGTGCGGCGGTACTGTAACTTCGTGGTCGTGCTCCCCGGCATCATCAGTCACGCCCAGTTTTTTAGGGTTAAAGAGCTGACGCACATCACCGCCGATTTCCCAGGGGTCATCTTTACCGGCTACCCCACCATGATTGTGAACACCGCCGCGCGTGGTCGTCAGCTTCTGCTCTTCCTGTTCGCTGGTTTCGCCACTCACATCAATCTGTACGGCGGGCAGGTTGGCCTGCTGGAGTGTAACGGTATCGCTGCCGCCGCTCTGCCCGACGTCCGAACCGTCAGCCTTGCCGACACGGATTGTTTTATTCTCGCCAGTGTAAGTCCATTTCGACCACGGCCATTTTTCATTTGGATCGACATTTTGAGCAAAGAAGCGCACCGTTCCCGGCGGGTTGTCTTCTTCCCAGAAATCACGCTTTGCCGCTGTAATAGTGTCACCAAGAAGCTGATCCACGTAATCCTTTACTTCATTTTTAGCCCGTTCAATCTCATCCACCGTCGCCATGATGACTGATGGCTCAGCAATCAGCTGCACATTCTCAGTGCTGCTTATCGCTATCCAGACGTTTACCGCGTGCAAGCGCCCGGAGCCTTCCGCAAGTTTCGGTTTATATGACTCCGGCAGGTTCGCCACCGCAAGGCATACCCCGTCATCATCATAAAGCGCGGCCTCACGCATCCAGAATCCGCCGGTTTGCGGCAGGATCAGCATTTCAGCACGGATAACATTTGCCGCCTGGTCTGCTATCACCAGGCGATTCAACGGAGCACGATAGACTTCGTTAAGCAGATCTTCCCGGTTTGCCGGTTCAGGCACACTGCCGTTACCATCCCCTACCGCCATCTGGGTGATATTTACCGGCGCACCTGAAACCGCGGCCTCTGCCAGCCTTTGCTCTCCGGCGGCGGTCAGTCGCGTATAAAATCGTTTCGCCATTTTCACCGCACCTTAAAGAGAGAGCATTTCTTCCATCGCTGATTCGCTCAGCGCAGAAGGCCAGTAGACGATTTTTTTGATGTACCCTTTTAGGTAATTGCTTGACCCTAGGTAGCCCCGCCCGATGGTCAGGCGATTCAGTGCCGGAGGCGTTGCCGTCAGACTGCGCTCATACCAGTTGTACCCGTCAAAAAGACGTGCAGTCAGCGCCGTTGCGTCGAATGAAAAAATGCACGCCTGTTCGCTGTCCGGTACCGGCGGCATGCTGGGTATTTCCAGATTCTGCGCTGTGCCGCTCTCATCCGGTACCACCCCGAGCACGGCGCCGTAGTCACCATCCACATTCGTGTTTCGGTAGGCAAAGCGCACGTGCGGCCCGGCAACAGAATTATCAATCACTGCGGCGCAGGAGAGCGCACCGTACTTATCTGTCAGCGCCTTGATGCTGTGAGGATGCACGACCGAAACCAGCACCGTACCCGCCGCAGCGGACACAAACGAGGCCACCGGCGGGGGGGTACAGATATCACTCCCCCTCTGCACTTCTGCGCCAATAGTCGGGATATAAGACGTCGCGCCGTCAGAAAGCTCAGCCTGCGCGCCCCAGATAAACACCGACTTCGGTGTCGCAGGGAGGTACGACGGCAGTGCTCCGGCGCTGGTGTCGCTTTCGGTCAGTGCCAGGGTAAATTCTGGATTTGCGGCGCTGTACGGCATGATAGTAATTGAGCAGCGGTACCATCCATTGCGGTAAGGCTCAATAGTGGCCTGCATTAGCCCGCGCTTTGTTGAACCTGAAGACGTTTTTCCAAGCCTGCCGTTTTTCAGATCGAAGTTAACAAAGGTCGGCTCAGGAAATGCCCCCACCGCTGACAGCTGGAGCACGCTGGCGGTGTTCGCTTTTGCAAATATGCTGAAGCTATACGGAAAATCCTTAGTCGCTTCCGCCGTGGTGGTTGCCACTAACTTGCGCACTGCGGCCTGCGTATCCGTGGCCTCAATCAGTTTGGTCGCCGTCATGTTGCCATCTGGTGCCTGCGTCGCCCCCGGCGTCAGTACGACACCCGACGCCGCCCAGGTGGCAATTTTGCTGAAATCCTGGCTCCATTCCAGGCGGTTCCACGTGCTGCGCTCAACCCGCAGGCCCAGGCACTCCCCGGTCATAGGGTGATAATCAATCGCCGGTTCGTTAGGCTGGAGGTATTCCAGCAGGCCGCTCTCAGCAATCCGCGTCGCGGTACTGTCGCGGGAGAATGACAGAATGTCGGTCAGGATGGATGACCGTAAAACATTCCCGCTGGCATGTTTAATGACGTGACGCCCGCCTGCAAAATCCGCGAAAAGATTTGCACCCTCAGGTAAGGGGGCATTTGCTGACGGCAGCAGATTTAAGCGCCCTTTATATTTCATGTTGCCCTGAATATTCGTTGCCATTATTCAATTCCCGGATTAGAAAGCGTGGTGACGCGGGTTTTATTCCCGGTCAGGTTAAGTTTGTTATTCACATTGCCCGCGCCGTGGTTAAAGGAGATATCAACATCTTCCATATCTCCGCTGATGGAAACGGGATATTGCTGCGTGGGTTTCGCCTGCAAATCATAATAACTGTTCATGGAGAACCGGCTTTTCTTCACGCTCGCACTGCTGTTAATACCGTTACCCGCAGCCTGTTTCCCGTTATTCCAGAAACGGGTATTTGTCACATGGGCGTTGATGACCGGGCCGGATTCAAAATTCAGACCATGACGGCCGTTGTCGTTAATATCGCAGTCTGAAACACGCAGGCCGTTGTTTGCCCGTTTCTCAGGGTACTTAAAGTTAATCCCGTCCTCACCATTCCCGAAGATATGCGCGCCAATAATGGCGTATTCACCAGTTAAATTTTCGTCTTTAGCCGAGACAAAATACATGCCGTGTTTTGTATTGCCTTTAACAATAAAGTTAATCAGCTTCCCGCGATGACCTGGACGTCCGCCGTTGTTGGTGCCGGTATCCGCCATAAATCCGTACTGGTTCCCTCGCAGATTGACGTCAGAGGCTATCAGCCCCTCAATACCGCAATCTGCCATGCCCGCGAAGTTGCCGGAGAAGGTCGCGCCCGAAACAATCGCATCCTGCGCAGTACCAACGCCGCGTTGTGGCTCAAAGAAGATGCCGTAATTTTTATTCCCGCGCCCCACAATTTTTGACAGGAAAATCGGTTCACTGCTCAGGAAGCTGGTACCCAGGCCGAACCCCGACGCACCGAGGTCGCCGACTTTCGCCAGCCTGCCGCAGTTTTCAACCAGGAAATTCGCGACGAAAACCTTATCAGGCATATCCACACCGAAACCGGTCGCCCCGGTATTGCGGATGGTCAGGCGATCAAAGTAGGCATTGCGGTAGTACTGAAGGAAGATTCCTTTGATATCCGGTATATAACCGCGCTCCGGGTGTAACTGCTGGTTTTCACCGTCGACGGTAAAATCACAGAACTGGATATTTTCGACGTAAACTTCCGGCGATGCCTCGGCTGGTTTCCCCCGATACTGAAACGCAGGCAGGTACCCCATAGGTAAAAATATTGTTCCGTCCTGTCCGGCCCCAACCAGCGACACACCAGATCGGGGTGTAACCGGGACAGGCATTTTGTAATGACCGGGTGGTACGTATAAATAGCCACCGCCATTCGCTGATAACCAGTTGTAACCGCGTTGCAGCGGTCGATGAGCATCCTGCCCGGTTTTCGTATTCAGATTACATTCCCGTGCATCCAGAATCATGCCGCGCTTACGGAACTCTTCCATGCGTTTTTTCAGCGCATCAAGCCTTTCCTGAACGCTGTCAGGCATACCCGGCAGGCGTAAATGTCCGTATTCATCCACTGAGGCAAAAGCCGCATTTTCGGCATCGGTCAGACGGAGGATGGCAGGTGATGTGTTTTTCCCGACGATATTCAGCCGCTCCTGAACCGTTCCTTTCACGCCGGTGAGGTGCATCCCGCCGATATCATCAACGACTATCAGGCTCAGCCCGTCCGCATCCTTATGGAACGTAATATTGCCGTTATCATCCATGTTAATACGGGCAGTGATAGCTGATTCTGAAAGCAGATGTTTACCGGTGGCAGTGACCTTACCATTTCGGTTAACGCATTCGTCAACCCAATAATCCGGGTTATCAGAGCGAACAGAAAACAAACTGCCAGCGGGGATCTTACCGGCATCAATAAATTCCTGAGCCGTTTCAAAATCGGAAAATGGCAGTTCTCCTGATTTCACCAGTCCGTTATAAGCCTCTAGCTGATTTTTCAGGTAGCGCGTGCGATTCGCCAGAATGCGAGTCTGAATATTAATCTTGCCTGCATTGCCACCTTCAACCTTATCACTGCGGGTAATAAATGGAATGCCGTCTTCCCATTGTTGTATTTCGTTTATTTCACTCATAGTTAATCCCCGGAGTAATAATAATTGCCGTCATAATTTGCCTGCCCGTCATAATGAATGCTGTCGTCAGGCTCATACCCTTCCGGGTATACGGTAATAATTCCGCCCTCGACAATTGCTGCCCCCACGAATGCCGTCCCTCTGGTGCTCGTTGACAAAGTTAGCTGTGAAATGTGGCGACTAACTGGCCTGGCGCCATCGATCAAGCGATTCAGTTCATCCAGTGTTTTTGATGTAAGGCCAACCTCATTTACATCGATCTCAAGCCGGAAAGTGCCGGGTTCGTCGCCGACGTCGAACCATTCCGCAAACGTCGCGGAAAAGCCCATATCTTCGATCACTCGCCGCACAGCTGCGCGCGTACCCTTCCGGCGATGAAGCCAGTAGGATTGCTGGATTGACGCTATTTTTTTCTCTGCCGGCCAGTTCTTATCCCACCGATCAACCGACAGCGCCCACGCCAGATACGGCAGTAAATCAACCGGGCATGCCGTCGGCGTCCACAGCGTGCGAATAGCTACCGTTATCCCGGACAGCTTCGCCGTGGCAGCTTCGGCGCCACGCATCCACGCGCTGGCAGATGGGGGGAGAAGCGTATTATTCATCCGTTCCGCCATTTTCCAGGTTGTAGCCGATATTCCTGGCCGCCTGGATATCGCTGATCCTGATATCGTCCGGCGGGGCATTCAGCACGACGCGCTGTACGCCCTGGACATGTAGCGCCGCTGAAATGGCGGAGCGTGCCACGTCTCTGCTGATTTTTTTATCGTTCTGCTTCAGGAACTTTTGCAACGATGCATCAGCCGCATTGATGATCGGCTCTGACTCTGGCCCCGGATACAGGTACAGCGTGGCGTTAATCTCGTAATCGACAATCTCAGCGCTGCGCACCGTCACGCGATCACCCAATGGGCGAACCTCTTCATCGTTTACCGCTTCGGCAACAGCGGCCAGCAGTTCTGGTGACGCGGTACCGTCGCCCTCGGTGGACAGCACCGCAATAATCACTTCTGCCGGTGCCGGGCTGGAAGCCCTGGCATCGGCAACTTTGCCGCTGGCGCTGCGGGCAAAGTATTCATAGGCCCCCGATGGCCCGGCGACGCTCATTCCCTCAAAGGCGGACTGTGCTCGCAGACGTAATGCCTCGTCACTCTCCTTCTCAGCATCAGTTGTCTCGGTTGCTTCGGTCTTGATCAGGCGTTCGGTATCGAGATTCGCCGCGATATTATCCAGATCGTCGCCGGTCGAATGACTCAGCATGCAGGCGGCCGCCCCTTCGTTAATGCGCTGGCGCAGTAACATCTCGCGATATGCCAGCGCCTGGGCGAGCACGTTCAATGGTTCGGATTCCAGCGACAGGGCGGCAATAACAGCGGCCTGCTGATCTGCCGGATAAGCAGCTACCATCACTGCTTTCACCTCGATCAGGATTTCTTCAAAATCCAGCTCCTCGATAATGGTCGGCTGCGGCAGCTGCGAGAGGTCAATTGTCGGCATTTTTGGCGCTCCTTAACGTTACCGATCTGGTGCTCTTTTCCATGCTTTCAGTCAGCACTCCGGATAGCTCCGCCGTTACTGCGCCTGAGGCAGAATAGTGAATATTGATAGCATCAAGCGCGATCCGCGGCTCCCATGCAGCCAGCGCGATAACGGCGGCGCTCATCAGTTGCAGTCGCGTGACGTCGTTCTGCGGGCTATCGATCAAATCCGGGCAAAGTGAGCCGTAATTGCGGCGCATGATGCGCGTATTAACCGGCGTCAGCAGAATATCGCCCACGGACTGCCACACATGATCTTCATCCGTCAGCGTCCCGGCACCATTCGCATTCATACCGCGATATCGCTCGCTCATCGGGTACCCTCCGTCCAGTCACCACCGCGTTCAACTTTGCCGTGATTGTGGTTATCCACCTGCACGCCGTTAGAGATAAACGCCCCTCCGGTATGATTAAAATCACCACGCATTTCCCCGCCTTCAGCGATATCAAGATTTTTCGCGCGCAACAGGTTGGTGCAGTTCACCTCCGGCGTATCCAGAGTGACGATCACCGACGCCTCAATCACCGCTGATTTGATGCCTGCCACCTGCAAAGCGCCCGCTTCAGCGTCATAGCGAAAGCGCGCCCCATCCGGAGCAGTCACCACCACTTCATTACGCGTCGCGCCCGGCGCCGGATTGTCGTTGCTGTACAGGCTGCCACCAATGATGGCGGTATCCGTGTTACCGCCGAGACACAAGAGCCAGACCTGCTCACCAATGGACGGCGGCACCCAGACCTTAAATGCCCCGGCCCGCTGCGCGTTCCAGCGCAGCCAGGTCGTTTCCAGTCCGCCGCTTTGTACCCGGACGCGCCAGTTTTCCTCGTCGATCTCCGTCACCGTACCGGTGCGGACGATGTTCTCCAGCAGGCGGATCAGCTCGGCAATATCCATCAGCGCACTCCCAGCGAATCAATCACCTGCCGGGCAATCATCATTCGATCCGTCTTACTCAGGCCCAGCAGTTCACGGCGGGGATAGCTCGCCATCGCACCGCTGTCATTCACCCGGTCACGCAATCCATACTGGTGAACGCGGGCAATACGGGCCGCTACGCCAGTGAATCCCACGCCTGCCCCTTCAGAGGTGGCGCGGGCTTTCAGAAAGCGCGCGGTGCGCAGGCGACGGAACATTGGATCGGCTTTTGTCGTATCGCGGCGAGTCTCGTTGAAGCTGATATCGAGATAACGCTCGATATCAGCACGGTAAAACGACCGCACCGCGCCGCGCCCCTCATCAAACCCCGTTAACATGCGCCCGCGACTACCACGCGTCGCCCGCCAGTTGCGCAGACGGCGCTCTTCCCCTTGCCAGATAAACCCGATCCCGGCCTGCGAACGCAGTACCCGGCGGTGCCGCTTCTGGTACGGTGTGCCGTCCGGCGCAACCTGCTTACCGATCCGCTGGCTCTGAGTACGGCGCAGCGTGGTGGCAATGCCTCTCGCCGTGCGCAGGCGACGTGCTGGCGTCATAGCAGATAGGATTTCCGCGAAAACCTGATCAAGCTGTTGAAACAGCGCCGCATCGTTGCTCACGTCATCTCCCCCTCATAGCCCGGATCAAAGACCACTTCCCACTCACCGCCATTAATACGCGGGCGGTCTTCCGCCAGGTGCGTAGCAACGGGTTTTCCGTTGACGTTCTCCACCATGACGCGTTCCCATACCGGCACCTTAAACAGCACATCGGCCATGTCATCGCTGATAATGTCCGCGTCAAACTCAACTTTGCGGTTATTGTCCGGATTGAGCAGTAAATCAGGCTGGTAATGCCATACCCACGCCATAATCGGCAGCATGAGATCATCCACCTGCCCCGGAAAGTCCACGGCCAGCACCTGTATGGTGTAGCGATACATAAACGAGGGTTCGCCGGTCGCCTGCGTCTCAATGCTCCCCTTATCCACCCAGACGGTGATCAGTTCAGGGTTGGCCTTACACCAGGTGTTTGCGGCGATCAGCGCCTCGCGTAACAATTCGGCTTTTTTCACTTCATCCCCCTGGCTATTCGCCGCAGTTCCAGCTCCCGAATGCCCGCCTTATCCGCGTTGCAGGTATCCAGCGCATCAAGTAGCGCATCAGACCAGATCACAAGATTCCCATAGCGCATCGGCCTGGGCGGCGGCGCTGGCGTTTCAGTTTTTGCCGTCAGGCTTTCTGGCAAAGGCTCCTGAATGATCACCGGCGGCGACTTCGGCGGCGCGCTGGTACAGGCTGTCAGCGACAACGTCAGGCACAAGAGCAGCAGCGCAGGGATCGCCGGCCAGTTCAGTTTTGATATTTTCACGACGTTTCTCCCCGGCTTCGTTACGCTTTTGCCCCAGCGCTTTCACACTGGCTTCAATCTCACTGACGTCCTGGCGCAGCGCCCGCACTTCGGCCAGCACATCGCTGGTCTGGTTCAGTTTTTGGTTAGCGTCTGCCAGCGCTCTTTCTGCGGCTTCGCGCTTGTTGGTTTCCGTGGTTAACCGGATGCAGGCCACCGCCAGAAGGACACAGATCACCGTGATAACGGCAATCAACCCCTTCATTTCGCCCCCTTAAACACAGGATCTGACAAGCACCACTCCCGGAACTCTTCCCGGCGGTTGACCAGTCCCTGCAAGCGCCTGCCGCCTGAGTTAACAAAATCCGTTACCCGCTCGCAGACGCCGCGCCAGTCAGCCGATTGCGCATTACGCCAGATCGTCGTTCTAACCTTCTTCCCCTGCCTGTTGGTGTACCAGGCAAGCCCGCTACAACCGACATTAAATGCGCTATCGGTCAGCGCCTCGAAAACGCGCTGCGGTGCAGCTGCGCCGTTAAACTCGCGGTTAACGCACCGTTCCGCGCGCATCAGGTCATTCACCCAGCGCTCGGCAATCTCCTGCTCGGCATACTCCCGGTTCTGCACTTTCCCGGTCGAGCCGATCCCCACGGTTAGTACGCCTGCCGGGCAGTAATACGGGGTCTTGCGACAATCCTCATATTTCGCCATCTTCAGTTGCGCCTCCGGGCTGGTACGTAGTGACTGCGGCCAGAGCGCGGCAGCCAGCGAGATAATCGCGGCGACAGAGCAGGCAATAACGCCCTTTTTCATCGTGGCGCCTCCCTGATAGTGCGGATCAGCTCTTTCACGTCCTGCCGGTTTTCCGTGTCGTCGCGAATGGCGTCGATCAAATCGTTCAGCAGCACGTTATTGGTTTCATGGATACGGGCCATACGGCGGCGATGCATTTCACCTAACACCGCCACCACTACCCCTGTTACTGCCGCAATAGCCGTCAGCCAGTCCTTTTGCGTCATCATTCCGACGCTGCCGAGGAACACCGACCAGAGGTATGCGGCCCAATTCCAGGCGCGGTTTATTAACTCCATAGCTGCACCGTCTCCTTTGTCGCCGAGGCGCTTACCTCCGGCAGTTCCACCACCTGCCCGGCCTCCATGAAGATCTGATCAGCCAGTGACTTGTTCGCAGCAAGCACAATCTCGGTGACACCCTGGGTGGTTCCGTAATAACGCTGGCAAAGCAAATCCACCGTATCGCCCTGTAAGGCCTTCACTTTCATCAGAATGCCTCCGCAGAATTGCGAACTTCGCCGCGAATATCGGAGATAGCCCAGCGCGCATCACGCCAGTGATCGTTTGCCTGGCTTGCCAGCGCAGCGGCTTTCTTCTCCCCGGCGTCGCCGGTCGTGTCCACATCACGGAACGTTTCGATCAGCAGGGCGCGGGCTATGCTGTAAACCGCGCGGCGCCAGCGGTAAACCTTTGCGCTCTGCCCGTTAATTTCCATTGCTGGCACGGTATCCAGTGATGCAAATCCGGCGTTCTGCTGCTCGATCCGCCAGGTATCGAGCTGGTCAGCGGCATGGCCTACCGCCTCGATAACAACATGCTTCAGCCTCGAAGTTGTCACCGTGCCGGTAATGCGCATCTCCTTACGGGCATCGCTCAACACAATTTCGGGCCAGAACACACCGGCGGTGACTTTCTCGCCGCCGTCGTCCACATCCGGCACATCCTCTGCTGAGGGGGTTATTGTGCGGGGGGCTACAAGGCTCATGGTGTAGTCTCCAGAAAAGGTGGCGGTGAGCGGACGGAGAAAAGAAAACGCAGTGCGTTGCAGATCTCCGACCGCGCCGCCAGCGCACGGGGCGCAAGTCGGTTATTTTTTGGCGGCAGGCGCTTTTTTCGTTGTGGTTTTGCGCGCCGCTGGTTTTTTGGCTGTGCTTTTACGGGCGGTTTTAGGTGCGGGCTTTCCGTCCGCCACCGCCGGAACCGGTGGTGCTGCAGCACTATCACTCTGCCCCTCTGCGCCATCGTCGCCAGCAGACTCACCCTCGGTAATAGTCGCAGCAGCGGTTTTCTTCAGCTGACTGGCGAGTTTGTCGATCAGCTTTTTCACCCCTGCGCCAGGATCCATGATCAGTGCAGTGCGCAGCAGCCCTAGTGCAGTTTCCTGCTCGGCAGGCGTGCCGTTGCGCAGGGCAAAAGCGCGTGCTTTGTGGAGTTTGGCGCGCACCATGTCTGGCATATCGCTGGCGGCGGTAAACTCGGCTACTTCATCGAGCACCGCCAGATATGGCGATACGTCGGTGCTGTCGTCGGCCTTAACCTGCACCAGGATCGGATCACAAATTTCATCGACCAGAGCCGTCGCCGCCGTGCGGTTAAAGCGGTCTGGCATCGCCAGGTTATGCTTGATGACGTAACGCCCGATTCGCGCCGCCAGTGGATAATCACGAACATCTATCGCCCAAATCATCAGGCGCGTGATCACTTCATCCTGGCGGCCGCTATTACCTTCGAGCGTTCCCTCAATCCACCCCTCGTAGTTGGGTAGCATCTGGCGCTTAAGCGCGGCTTTCGCCTGCTCGCCCTGAATTTTTTTAAGCGCGGCCATATCCATGCGCATGCGGTGCAGGATCTGCTCATGCGCAGTGCGCGCCGTATCGGACAAATCCTCAGCCTTGCCATGACGTTCAGCCATGACGCGTTGAAAATGTCGTTGTGCCGGTGTCAGCATTGTTTCTTCCCCGATGAACGGCGGGCCTAAGCCCGCCAGTGTGCGGTTACGCGCCACCTTCCGGCGCCTCGGCAAAGGTGATGCCGTCGATAAATGCGACGTTGCCGTAATCCTCGATCACAAAGTCATCGTTTGAGGACTGGTAGGTCGCGACGCGGTTGTACTCCGGCTCTTCCTTGATCGTCCGGCGCAGCCCGCCGCGCTGGTAGTACACCGACAGGTTTTTAAACGGCGTGATCAATACGCCATTGACCGGGAAGTAAGGCGCGATGAAGGTCGGCATGTTGCCAACGCGTTCCTGCGCAACAATCAGCTGGCCGGCCAGCATTTCGGTGTTCGGGTTGGTCTGGCTCATGGCGTTAATGGCCGGGAAATTACCGGTAGTCAGCAGGTCGCCTGCCAGGATCACCACGTTATCCGGATTGCGCTTGTGCCATTCATCCATAAGGCTGTTTTTCGCGTCATAGACCGCGGCGCCGAGGTTACCGTAAGTCCCTTTCGCAATGACTTTGTTATCTTCATCGCGTGAGGTGATGGTGACGCCGGAAATGACGCGGTGAGAGGCTTCAGTGCGGATTTTCTCCAGCCAGCCAATGCCGCAATCCTGCAACAGCGGATTAGCGGCACGATCTGACGGGTCGCTGTATTTGGTACCGTTAAAGCCAATCATGATGCGATCCAGCGACATCTGACGCGCTATCGCCTTACTAATCAACGGCTGGAAGTCCGGCATGTGCGCCCAGGCATCAAGCTGTTCGTAGCTGATCCCGTAGTCGTAATTGACCTTACGGCACATATAATCAAACGGCTCCATCGCATGATTTGCGCCCGGATTACGGCGGGTAGTGGTGCTGTTGTTGACGCCAGCCATCGGGCCTTTGCTACCAATCAACACTTTCTGACCGATCTGCTGATTAACGCCAAACACGTTAATTTTGCTCAGGAAAGAATCGCTCTCCTGCGCTGCCTGTTCCAGCTTTTGCTGACGGGTTGGATCAACCGCAAATTTCGCAGCAACTGCCGCAGGCGATACGCCGTTTAACTGCGCCTGGCGCAAAATGTACTGGTCAAACAGCTGGCGGGTATTGTTTTCCATGTTCTCTGCTCTCGTTGTGAATATCAGTAGTCAGCCAGCTGCGCGTTCGCGCCGCCGCCCGCCGGTGGTCGCTGGCTAAAGCTGGCATCGGTGGTGCTCAACTTTTGCCGCAGTTCGGCCAGCTCACTGGTGAGTTTCTCAATGGCGGCCTTGTCCTGCTGTCGCTCCTGCTCGGCAGTGTTAAAGCGATCAATCTGCTCTGACTGCGATTGCGCCACGGCCTCAACGACCTGGTGCATCTGGCTGAAGCGCTGATCGTCGGTTTTCTGGCCCTTGCCGATGATGCCCATCACCCGGTTAAACCACTTAACCCCTTCATCACTGCGCTGGGCGGCCAGCTCGATCACCTCTGCTTCCAGGGCTTCGGTAAACATTGGCGCTTCGCCCTGCTGGTTGTTAAAGGCCATCACCGATGCACGTTGCTGCGCGGCAAACTTCAGGCGATCGGTACCCAGGCTCGCCGGGGTATCGGTCATCGCCAGCCCCACCACATAGGCTTTTCCGTTGAGGGCAAACTGAGGGTGCAGCTCAATGCTTGAGTAGACTTTCTGGCCTTTGTCGGTCATCTGCACCATGCGATCTGATGGCTCGATCTCGGCATAAAGGGCGGTTCGCCCTGCTAACGGGCCGTCGGTAATGTCTTCGGTGCTGAGTGCCACCACATCCCCCATCGCGCCAAAATCGCTGTTCGGGAACATAGAGAGATAGTGCTCAATATTGACGCGTGCGCCGTACACCTCCGGGTTGTAATTCGCTGCCGCATCGCGAAGGTGCTGCGGTTGAATTTCGCGGCCATCAACGGTATTTCCGGAGACGGCAACGCGGAATTTCTTACGTGGTTTTGCTGTGCCTGCCATGTTCGTTTACTCGCTCGGTTTCTGAGTTCCCGGAGATGATGGCAGGGGGCGGCGTACGCTCTCAACGCGTTGTTGTTGTGAGGGAATCACCACAACCAAAAGCGAGCGAAAGGGTACGCGCGCGCGGGTTAATCTCCCCGGCAGGAAGCGAGGAGGACAAATGGCGATTGAAGAAGCATTCATCATGCAGCGGGCGCGGCAGCTTTACTGGCAGGGGTACCCGCCAGCGGAGATTGCACGCCTGATGGGTATTAATCAGAACACGGTTTACTCATGGAAAAAGCGTGATGAATGGGACGCCACGCCACCGATCCAGCGCGTGACGACGTCCATTGATGCACGGTTGATACAGCTCACCACCAAAGACAAAAAGACCGGCGGCGACTTCAAAGAAATTGATCTGCTTACGCGCCAGCTGAAAAAGCTGGACAACGGCACAGCAGCTACCCAGCCGAAGAAGAAGATCCGCAAGAAACAAAACTATTTCTCAGAGTCGCAGATTGCAGCACTGCGCGAGAATATTCTCGGCTCGCTGCATTGGCATCAAAGAGGCTGGTACGACAACCACCACTGGCGCAACCGCATGATCCTGAAAAGCCGTCAGGTTGGCGCGACATGGTACTTTGCGCGCGAAGCCCTGGTGCGCGCCCTTTCCGACGATGTGAAGTACAAGCATCAACGTAACCAGATCTTTCTGTCGGCGAGCCGCCGCCAGGCGTATCAGTTCCGCAGCTTTATTCGCTCTGCTGCCGCTGAGGTTGATGTTGAGCTGAAAGGTGGCGACATGATCCAACTGTTTAACGGTGCCGAGCTGCATTTCCTCGGCACGTCCGCTGCGACGGCACAGTCGTACACCGGCAATCTGTATTTTGATGAATTTTTTTGGGTCGGCCAGTTTGCCAACCTGAAGAAAGTAGCCGGTGCGATGGCGACGTTAAAAGGGCTGACGCGTACCTATTTCTCCACCCCGTCAGCAGAAAGCCATGAGGCTTACCCTTTCTGGACAGGTGAAGCATTCAACAAAGGGCGCAGCCACGGAAAGCGGGTTGAGTTCGATACGTCCTGGAAGACGCTAAACAGCGGGCTGATGTGTCCGGACAAAATCTGGCGCCAGATCGTCACATTGCAGGACGCTATCGATCACGGCTGGGATCTGACCGACATTGACGAAATCCGCGACGAAAACAGCCCGGAGGAATACGACAACCTGTACGGGTGCCAGTTCATCAAAAGCGGTGAAAGCGCCTTTGACTATAACCGGTTGCTGGCATGCGGCGCAGACGGCTACGACGACTGGCCCGACTGGCGCCCGTATGCCTCCCGCCCGATGGCTGATCGCCCAGTCTGGATTGGTTACGACCCCAACGGTGCCAGCGGTAAAGGCGACAGCGGCGCCATTTCAGTCAATGCCGTACCAATGGTCGCCGGTGGCAAGTTCCGCACCGTCGAGACGCTACGCATACGCGGGATGGAGTTCGAAGAGCAGGCCAATCTCATTATCGGCATGCTGAGTCGCTATAACGTGCAACACATCGGGATTGATGGTACCGGCATCGGTGAAGCCGTTTATCAGCTGGTTAAAAAGCACTTCCCGGCAGCGGTCTGTTACCAGTTCTCACCGGCCAGCAAACGCATGCTTGTGCTGAAGATGCAGCAGCTCGTTCGCGGTGGCCGCTGGGAATATGACCGGGGAGAGCTTGATCTCGTTGGCGCGTTCAACTCTGTTCGCAAGATTGTTACCCCCGGCGGCGTTATCACTTACGACACTGACCGCTCGCGCGGCGTCAGTCACGGCGATCTCGCCTGGGCGACGATGCTTGCCACCATTAACGAGCCGCTGGGACAGGAAGGCGGCAGCAGTATGACAGTTACGGAGTATTAACCTTGAGCAAACGAAAATCCATGCGCGGCAGGCAGTATGCCAGGGAGCAGGCCGATCTCGCCGTCTCGCTAAAAGCTGCACCCGAGCTGAACTCGTTCACATTCGATGGCCCCTGGCCGGTGAGTGGCGCGTATGACCTGCTCGATAACATGTACTGCGCCGACAACGGGCGGTACTACGAAACGCCGGTTGACTGGTACGGGCTGGCGCGCCAGTTCGGCTATGCCAGCTGGCACCAGTCGGCGCTGTATTTCAAACGCAACGTGCTGGCCGGGTGCTTTATTCCGCACAAACTGCTTTCCCGCCAGGTATTCTCATCCTTCGCGCTGGACTGGTTCGTATTCGGGAACGGCTATCTGGAGATGAGGAAAAACCGGCTTGGCGGTTCTCTCGGCTTTCGTAACTCGCTGGCTAAATATACTCGCCGCGGCTCCGACCTGGACACCTACTGGTTTATCCAATCCGGGCTACAGGATCACCAGTTTACAACTGGCTCTGTCTGCCATGTTCTTAGCCCCGATATTCACCAGGAGATCTACGGTATGCCGGAGTATTTCGCCGGGTTGCTGTCGGCAAACCTGGCACATTCTGCCGATAAGTTCCGCAAACTCTATTACGACAACGGCTCGCATGCCGGGTGTATCGTCTACGTGAACAGCGCAATGGCCGATCAGGAGAGCCTCGACAAGCTGAAGAAGACGCTAACAGATACCCGACGCGGCGGGGCATTCAAAAACATTCTTCTTCACGCCCCCAACGGCGGCAAAGACTCCGTGCAGATCCTGCCGTTCAGCCAGATATCGGCAAAGGATGAATTCGTAGGGGTGAAGTCCTCCACCCGCGATGACATGTTAGCCGCGCATCGGGTACCGCCTCAATTAATGGGCGCCATTCCGGAAGGCAACGGATCATTTGGCGATATCGAGAAGGCGGCCCGCGTCTTCGCCGTCAACGAGCTGACGCCATACATGGAAGCCATGAAGCATGTTAACGACTGGCTGGGCGAAGAGGTGATCCGCTTTAATCCTTACGCACTGCTCGAAAGCACGAAGTAACACCAGGCCGCATCGTCATTTCTGGCGGTGCGGTACCCGCCGCCCCGTATCAGTACCCGGCCACACTGGCCGCTCACTCACTTTCGAATCCCTACTACACCTCACCAGACGCCGCCAGCGCCAATCTGGCGCGTTCACTCACTCGTGCTCTCTGGATCTGCACCATAAGTCAGCGCGCGACAGGACGCGACTGGCGAACGATACGACCCCCTCCCTTACCCCCTTTACGCGCGCTTGCTCCCCCGCCTCGCCTGCGCGCTAAACCGACCTCTTTTTGTGCACTTTGTGCAGACCGCCCAGGCCCCGCCAGTGCTGACGCTGCGTAGCAAAAACATCGTTTCAAAAATTGTGCAAATTTGTGCATTTTTTTGCAAAAAAAGAACCGCAATTGCGGCTCATTTTGGGTTTACAAAATTAGCATCACGTGAAGCTCACAATAATTTGCTCGCGTATAGATGGCTTCATGGTTAAACCACGATCCAAAAAGTGCTGAAAGTATGCAAGCGCTTGATGTTTAGTCAACATACCGCGTCTCACGGCTTCCTGTAAGATCCCGCCATGTCGCGCGGCCTTAACACCGCGCTCACCACATGTTTTATAAACTGCATTATCCGCTGACAAACACGTAGCTTCATGTATCCGGGCATTAACCACACAGCTTATATCCGCATACTTCAGCGCCCTTCTACGCGTTTTTATCTCAGCCATTTCCACTAGGTGCTCAGGCTCATAATCGTTTGTGAAATTATACGGAAGTTGAAGCCTGGCAAGCTCACGCTGAACATCAAGCTCGTATTTTACTTTGAGCTCTTCACAGACGTAGGGGTCAATCCAAACCCCTCCCGGAAATATCTGCCAAATCAAAGCCAAACAACCGCTTTCATAAAAGTCCGACAAAACATTAGTGTCTACAACACATCGGGGGCATTCAAATGGCATCCTCTCCAGCCTCCTGCTCGTCGTACCACTCATCCAGCAGGCTGCTTAACTCTTTCCTGTTTAATTCCAGCAGTTCTGAAATGAAAGTTTCTGACGCGGATCCCGCTTCCCATGCTTTTCGGGAAAGTACAGTTAACCGCCCCTTGTAATTTAGACGTTCTATGATTGGATTTGGCTCATGCCTCAACCAACCCTTTCTATTTGCAGTAGCCCATAGATACTTAGAGTTCTGCGGGGTAATCAATTTGCACTTGAACAAACGATCAATGATGCAAGTAGCTGATACCCTGAAAATGCTTTTTAGCCGGAGTACGGTTTCCTCATAAGCCCAACCACCTCCCTGCATAGCAAACTGCTTACGCAATGCACTTCCAGGAACAAGGAAACAAGCAGCGAAGTGATTTGCAACTTTCTCTTCTGGTGAAGTTCCTCTACCTTTAGTTTTATAGCTCTTAGCAGGGCCATCATATTCATCACGATGAAAAATAAGGTGTGCATATTCATGACAGATGCTGAATATCTGCCGCTCTACAGAAATGGACTCATTTACATTTACGTAAATAGCAGTTCCGTAATTGTTTGAAAATGCTGAAAAACCGAACACCGATTTACCGCCCTCGTTCTCTTCACGATCAAAGGGGATGACTCGTATATCCGAGGCTTCCAGGATAGCTACTATATCGCCAACGCAGGTTGCATTACCTATACCAAGGCGAAATCTCTCCTCCATCGCTTTATCTTCGACCCTGCGTAAATCCTCATCTCTGGCAGTGAAAATCGGAATCGAATTGGGCAAATCTTCGGGAAGAGTGGCATCCGCAGCTTCTTCAATAGCATTAATGTTTTTGAGCTTTTCAATCAGCTCATTTCTCAACTTGGAATCGAGTAAATCCGGGCTATCTGCTCGCATAGCAAACCGGAACTCTCCATCATCTTCGTCGTAAAAGTAGCCAATAGGCTTATCTAAAACCTTACAAAGAGATATGAGCTGGGTAACGCTTGGTACACCCTGAGCCTGTTCAAATTTGCTGTAAGTCTGGCGCACCACGCCAATCCGCTCGGCGACAGCGCTGGCGTTCAAGCCCGCATCAGTTCTGGCTTTAATTAGGCGTTCTGCAATACGCTGCTGTATGTTCATATGTCACCTTCGTTTAACAACGGTGGCTTTTCAAAGTTAATTTAAGTTAATTTCTACTAACATTATTGCTCTAGTCGCCATAAAAACATAGCTATAATTGTCTTAATTCCATTTAATTCTAAGAGATCCGGGAAAATTTATTGACATCTATAGTTACATGCCTTTTTTTCTGCTACTCCACCTCCCCGAGTGCAGCCATGATCGCAAGCCTTTCTGCGGGAGGTAACGCCGCAAACTTATTTTTCCAGCGCTGCGCTTTTCGCTTAATGCGATAGCGATCGTTGTAGTCTTTACCGGCGAACGTATGCGAGTACGCGGCCCCCTCCGGATAGTTCATCCAGATTTTCTCCGTTCGCACGCCGCCTCGCGTCATGGCCTGAAACTCTCGTGAGCGCCAGCCCTGCAAAGCGTTGTCATAAACAGAAGAAGGATACCCGGATACGATTACGCTCACGTTTTCCGGCATCGAGCAGAGGCACTGAAGCAGGCGGTGATGATCGCTAACTGTGTATTCATATCGATAACGCGCGGAACTAGAACGTGTTTCATGAAGGTATGGCGGATCGGAATAAATCAATACCCGACCGACAGAGGTGTAATCGAAACGGCGCAAAAACTCGACGGCATCGCCAACATCTATAAACAACGTATCCGCCAGTCTATCCAGAAAATAAGGGTTGCCCTGGTTAAATGCTTCAACGGTTTGCGGGTCGATATCGATCCCCCAATTCACTTTTGCCGGAGGTTTACGCAGCATGATCGCGCCGCCGCCTAAATGCGTTTCAATGTAGACATCATGCGGCGGCATTTCGGCAATGATTTTTTGATAAACACCACTCGCCGCCTTGCTTCCCAGATAGCTCATCGCTTTCTCGCCCTCAAAAAAACCAACCTGCAGCACCACCAAAAATGACAGTGCTCGATAGAATGGCCAGCACGGTCAAAAGCGACCATGACCGGCCGCCAAATCACAATTTCATAAGGTTTTTGATAACAATCCGGGAAACAAGATTGTTGGTTTCTCTGGCTTTTTTCAGCAGGAAGGTGCAATGCTGATCTTTAAGCTCTGACGGGTCGATGCATTCACCATCGCCGTGCTCTACGGTTGCAGCGCCGTTCCCGTTGTAGATCAGATTCCCTTTTTCGTCGTACCCTTCGAAATAACTGATATATGCTGATTTCATTTTTTCCCCTTAACTTCAGTTTTGGCCTTTTGTTTGGCCGCCTTCTTCCAGCGCGTGACCAGGTCACACACCGCCATATATTCGGAAGTTGGTTTATCTTTCTCGCCTGCGCGCCACACCTTCACCTCACGCAACCGGCCACCGTCCGCCGCCAACATCCCGCCACCGTGGCGAACGCGAGCACCGGCGGCGATTGACCGCACAACGTCATCACTGACGAAAATCCGACAGCTACGCAGCTGCGCGCCGATACAGTCGATCACCTCTTCTGGAATGCCGTTCTTCTGCAATGCTTCTTTTTGCTGCGCCTGGCGCAGTGCGGCTTCGGCCTTTTTCCTCTGGTATTCCGCAACTGCTGCGGCGTAGTTATTCGCGCGCCGCTCGGCCTCGATCCGCAGTTGCTCCCGCCAGCGCAGCTCTGCCTCTTCCGGCGTCAGGCTCATATCTTTCGCCGCGGTAACTTTTGGCCCCCATGTCAGCGCGGCTTCATCATCGACAGACGCGCGAAGGCCTCGCGCAGTGCGCACGAAGGCTTGATCTGAGCTTTCGCTACCGGTTTTTTTCAGCCTGGAGGTGATCTCCTGCCTTTGCTGGCGTGAATATCGCCTTAAATCTTCGATATTCAGCGGAAGTTCTGTCACTGAACTGTCGTCAGGCGCAGTTTTATCAGCTGGCACCGCCGTTTCTGACGGTGGTTTTTCATCCGAAGCGGAGCGCCCCGTACAGTTATTGACAGAACTCCGAGGGGCCGCTGCGCGGCCTTCTAAGGTCAAATTCTCGACCGGCGACGGCTTACGCTTCGGCACAATCTTGTAATCGGTGGTGCGGGTGAAAATGACAGAATCACCGCCCGAATACGGGCAATAGATACCAGTGATTTTGGCGACCGTGTCACCATAATCATTGCCATCCTCGGTGTATTCGTAGTTGAGGCGAACGCGCAGGCAATCTCGCGGAACAAATGGGCCGCCCTGGGCGTTGGTGTATCCCGGCCAGTCCGGCGCATCAGCTGCCGCGCGGGCCGCTTCAAGTTCCGGATGCAATACCAGCTCACGGCTACCCAACCGGCGCAGCTCGCGCCAGGTAGTAACGGGAGCGCCACCAATCTGCTGAAACTGGCGAATGCTCCAACGAGAAGCCCACGCCCTAACGCGCTTTGCCATCTCTTTGACTGGCTGGCCGGACTCGTCGTCTAACTCGCCATCCATGCCGTAACCGTCGATATTCTTTGAGATGTATTTCGCGATGTACCCCGTCGCTGAGCCAAATTTTTCATCAATCGGCGTGACGGTAAAACGGTGCTCTTGAGCGCCTGGCTCGCCACCGTCTTCACGCAGCGCATGTTTGCGGAAAATAGCTGTGGCGTACTCAGCCTCTTCTGGTCGCAGGAATAACAACAGGTGCCAGTGTGGGGTTCCATCATGATGCGGTTCGGCAACACGAAAACCAAAGGTGCGAATTTTTTCGCGCCCCCATTTGGCACGGACGCGCGACCATACTTTGCAGAGGTATTTCTGAGTTTTGCGCGGGCTGGCGTCGCGGTATTTATCGTTTCGCTTCCCGGATTGCACGTGCGTTGAGTGATAACGCGACGGCGCAGTCAAGGTGTAGAACATGCCGACCAGGCCCATTTCGTTAGCCATATCTTCAAACCCGCGCATGCGTACCATCAGCTCATGGCGCGCGATCTTCGGATTAGATACGCTACCCATGACCTTATCCAGCAAAGAACTACGCTCGCCGGTGTCCTGGTCTTCCAGCTCCATCGCATTAAGAAATTCAAGGTTTGCTTTCTTCTGGGCTACCCATTCCCTGAAGCAGGGATCGGAGCAATACGGCGATGCCACCTTGCTGACATAACCCGTTGCGATCATGAGGTGTTCGCGCCAGCGGTCGTGGATACGGCGGATTTTACTCAGCCACCATTTTTCTTTCTGAAGGCGCGCAATAGCACGCAGTGCATCTTCGGCCTGAAGTGATTCATCGCAATATTTATCCCAGCCCGGGATCGCAATATTGAGCGCTGTCGCCTTGCTGGCGATAAAGCCGTATGCGTAAAGCGTGGAAAACTCGACATCGGCAGTTTTCTCATACTGAAAATCAAACTCGCGCATAAACTCGCTTTTCATCAGGTTGGCGAGCTTATAGGCCAGTCGTTTCAGGCGCTTTTTGTCGGCCCACGGCAGCAGATGGAATTCATCTCGCAGCGGGATAAGGATTGCGGGCAGGTTGCTTTGAGGCAGGTATTGCGCATTCACCGCATCAATACGGCGTAAAACATGACGCTCGAAGGTACCGAACAACCAACGCACCGCATCTTTTGGCTTGTTGCGTTCTAGGTTTTCAAGGTGCTGGGCGAAACGCTTACGGATAAATGCCGGGAGCGTTTGTACCCGGCGGCGGAGGTATCTGGCGCGACCTTTACGGTCAAATGCTTCTCGCGCCTCCCCTTCGCGCGGGCGCATGGGGTAACGGTAAACCGCATCAACGAGATCACCATAGGCGAGCGTCTTCCGCTCGCCTTTTGGGGTGAGATACTCAATTTCAGGATCAGCGACGTGGTTTGGGTTAATGGCCTGCCGTTTAGCGTTCCACGCCCATGCTATTGAAGCGGCGTCACTCATTTAGATAACAGCTCACGCGAAACGCTGTCGTCTTCGGTAAGACGGAGGTTATACGCCCACCATGCCGCATGCTCAGTTATATCGAACTTCTCCGCGATCTCTGAAAATGTCAGTTTTCCGCCTTGTTCGTCGTCACGCAGTGCCCTGATAAGCAGTACGTCATCATCCGAAATTCGAGTGCTATGATGCGCATCGCCACACTTAAAAAAGCTGACGTTCATGCGCAATGCTTTCTGAGTTACATCCCCTCGCTTTCTCTTTAGCAAGTTAGCCACTTGACTAACGGTCATCTGCTTGCAGTTTTGGCGAATAAACTGCTCTTCTTCATCGGTAAATGGTCGATGCTTACACAACAGATCAGGGCGTGTTTCTCTCAGGATTCGTAAGCGTTTTTGAACCCCTCCCAAAGGCCTGCCCATACGCTGCGCTACTTCTTTTCCGGTGTGTACTGCATACAACATCACAAGCAAGGCATCTTCCTCTTCAGTCCATGCGCGAACATGAGAGGGCGCCTTACCCTTCACACCCCTGGCTTTCATCAACATGACTCATCCCCCAAAAATCATTTTCAAGATGCGAAGCGTGGCGATTACCGGCGGAATCCAAAAAAGCAGCAGACAGAGCACGCCGCAGATCACAAGGTTTCGCCAGAACCGGCGGTAATTGGTTTCTTCATTCATTTGCGGCACCTCAGAACGGCAATTCATCTTCATCGGCAAAATCGCCATCCTGACCTACGACAGGGATTGCTACGGTGTCGCCCGGCTGAATTGCGCAGGCCTCTCGTTTCGTGCTGACGGTGATATCAGTGCGCAGGTATTCACCACCGGCCATCACCTCAACTTCCACCATCCATAAGTCGTGAATCGGCCAGCACTCGATCACCCGAGTGACCACGGCGTCAATTTCGTTAACCATGATTAGCCTCCTGAATTGGGCGAATTGATTCGAGAAGCAGCCGACGGCGGGTGTTTTCTGCAAAGTGACGGCGCCCCGTCTCTTTGTGGTAAAGCTCGTTAGTGCCGACCACCCACATTTTTTCCGTTGCGTGCAGCCTCTTGAGCTTCGGGCCGTCTTTGGTTATGACGGTGCCGACGTGCGTTTTTTTGATAGCCATCAGAAAGCCTCCAGATCGTCAAAAGCGCCCGTTACCGCCATTGCGCCGTAAGTGGAATCACCCATCACAGGGCCGCAGTCCGGGCAGAAACCACCACCAGAACGGCCGCAGCCATCACAAACGCGCAGAACGCCGATTACCTCGCCAGCCATATCCCGGCTTTTGGCGCTAACAGAGCGGCGGACAATGAAGGCGTGAAGGTTGAAAGCGGAATAGCTCTCTCTCGTTTCTGGTGTATCGCTGTTGGAGATCACCGAGCGCGTGCCGTGCTGGCGATTAACATCAAGCAGGGTTGAAACAAGCGCGCGGTGATCGTCTAACGTGAATGGCTTGCCGTAGGCGGTGAAATTGGCTGTTTTGCTGGTCGGGATGTACGGCGGATCGCAGTAAATTACCGAATCCGTACTGTTCTTCGCGAAGTATGGAATAGAGGTGCGAAAGTCATTACAAAGAAAGATTGCGTGAGTGTCCCGCGCCTTTTCGGCGAACATGCGCATTTCAGTTTCTGGAAAATAGGGAGCCTTGAAGCTGCCAAACGGGACATTGAAGCCGCCCTCTTTATTCGTACGATAGAGGCCGTTGTAGCAATGACGATTTAGGTACAAGAAAGACGCCGCCCACAACGTCGCGTAACAATCCCTTTCCGAGTCATCCCATGCCAGAGTATTGAACTGGTCACGCTCGCCGTAATACCAGCTTTTACTGTTGCCGTGCTTGAACATATCCCGGGCAACAGATATCAGGCGCTCTGTGTAATCCCTCAACTGAAGAAAGAAGTTAATCAGCGCGCGATTGCTATCGCAGAGGATGTAACGGCGGTATTCCGTGTTCATAAACACGGTACCGCTGCCAACGAATGGCTCAATCAGGCAATCAGCTTTCGGCAAGTGCTCCAGCAGCTGTGGCATAACGCGGGCTTTACCACCCGCCCATTTCAGAGGTGACTTAATCATTTTTCACCTCTGCTTCTTTGAATTTTTGGATCAAAGGACCGGTGGCATCCTTGATAATGGTATTGACGGTATCTCCGGCCTCCTTACCGACTACCACTCCAGCTATCATCGCCATTGATAACCCGACGGCCTGCACTTCGTTCAGCGCCGCCAGTGCTCCTTTGATGTATTCCGGTGAATGGCTCATTTGCGATATTCCTGGTTGTAGGTTTCGTGGGTCATGAGTCGCCACTGCTGGCCGCCGTTCTTACTGAGCAAGCGCCAGCGGCGGCCAATGCGGATCACGAGATAGGCATGCGGTTTAACGCGGGAAAAATTACGCTGACCGCGGGCGAAGCATTTCAGGGCGGCTAGCGCCCTGGTGCAGACGGGCAGCGGTGCGCTGCATATAACGGAGAGACGCGGATGCATGGCGGCCCTCACAGCGATTCAATGTGTGGGGAGGTCAGGCGCTGCCAGATCTCGCATGCCTGCTCGGCACGATAAACGGCATCGGTCAGCAGGTAGGTAGCAGAAGAGCGGCGCGGGTGCGGGACATACCCAGTTACTCCTGCGATATGAATTAGCGTTGAAAGGTTGCGGACTTCAAATGGCGGTAGGAATGGCTCTAAATCATACCGGGAAACAGCATGCGCCAGCGCTGCAACACTAAGGGAATCCCCCGCAGACCAGCAAAAGAGCTTCTCGTGCTTTGAAGCAGTGGAAGCGATAAAACGACAGGCCCCCGCAACGGCATCGATCGCGCTGCACGTTGCGTTGATGACCTCGGCCCGTTGCGCAGAATCCCCTCTCATTAGCTGCAAAACCGCCTCGGGATAAATACCACCGACCGTCGTGATATCAATAGCGCGATAGTATCCGGGGCCGATCTTCCCGGTGGACGGTTCAAAGAAAACACACTCGATGGCAAAAATCGGGGAATCAGGGGATTTCCCCAGCACGCGAACATCTAACATGACGTTATTCATTGCTTGTTACCCTCGTTATTGGTTAATTCGCGGTTGACGATCCACCGCTCGACTGATGAATAAATCTCTTCCGGGGTGAGGCTTTCCTTTTTCAGTAAACCCATGTAGATGCGAAGCAGCCCCAACAATTGGGCGCGCTCACTTATGCGCGCATCGGTGTTTATTTGCATAAACTCCGGATCACTTATTCCGCTTTCCAACTTTATTGACTTGATCGACATGGCGACCTCCTGAAAAAGGCAAAACAAAGCCCCGGCAAAATGAATGCCGTTATTTTTAACGCTGGTTAATTAGTGGTTGGGGCGCGGTTTTCTTTTAACCTGTTTAAATAACCTTTCGTGCCAGTAATACAAAAAGTCGATAAACGTCATTCGCGCACGTTCATGATTACCTCGAATTGTTTTCTCCAGACCGTAAATAATTAAGTCAATCGACGGGCTGTCAGCGGTGACATTAACGCGAGCGCCGTTCTTCAGGTGAACGGTGAAGCCCTGCTCTGCGCTTTCCACCGCTTCACGTATCAGCATTTCACGTTCCCACGATGTTTTCTCTTCGGTAAACATAATAGCCCCTTTGACTACAGGATTTTTTTAAGCGCGTTAATCAACGCGGCGACAATCCCTTTATTTATTTTCTGCGTATAAATAAAAGGCCTGTTCATTTCTTTAATAAAGCGAACCTTGTTAGGCTCCGGCTTAAAGAAACGCCCGTCAGGAGTTTCAATCCAACCGCGTGTATTCCTGAAATGTGTGACCTGGCATCCATGCTTCAGCAGGCTGGCAATTGAAGGGGTGTTTTCAGTGCTCATCGCTACACCTTGTAATTAATGAGTAATAAAGCGGTTTTTATTAATAATTCGGTCTATCGTTTTGCACGCTTCAGCTAATGCAAAGTCAATCCCGAAGTAATGGCCGCTATGAGTGATCTGATAGCGCTGGCGGCTGTATGGTTTTTTGCGCGGGAGCTTCAGAATAGTAAAACCACGGTAAAGGCTGGTTTTACTATTAAGCTGCGAGACCGCTCCGCTAATTCCACTTTTCATGTATCCACTCCCTGAAGCAGTTCGCATCAAAGCCCCATCCACAGCAACCAGGCATCACGCTGTTCTACCGGGCGGTTGTAATACGCCTCACGCACTGCCCGGTTGAACTCAGGGATATACACCCAGCGTTCACCCGCGCGGGCGTTCGGTTTGGTTGGGTCGCGCAGCTCAATCACCGGCAGCTTTCTTGCCTTGATCATTTCTTCCACGGCGGACTTTGGTTTGCCGATAAGCTCGGCGAACTTCTCCACATGGACAGCATCAAGCGGATATTTGATCGCGTAATCGCTCGCTTCCATCGTTCACGCTCCTGTTAGCTCGTGTTAATCTCGTAAGATCCAGCCCTTTCTAAACCGTTTGAAAACGTTCTAGCGGCTGGTTTTCATTCCTTGCAAGGTTCCATAAACGAACCTTGATGAGGGCAAATCTAGTTCTAATTTGGAACTCTGTCAATGACCTTTGAAGAGAAGCTAAAGCTCATCCGCAGCGCGGAAGAAATCAATCAAGCACAACTTTCTGATATGACGGGAATTTCTTTAAGCACGCTGAAAAAGATTGAGGCTGGGTATCACGATCCTGGCTGGAATGTCTTAAGCAAAATCACACAACCCCCCCGCCTCCAAAAATACACGCTATGGCTGATGACTGACAAAACCGCCCCGCAGGCTGGTCAGATCGCGCCGGCCCTCGCGCACATTGGGCCAGAATCAACGGAATCAGACCAATCCGGGAAACAGACTGGCTAACACTTTATAAGCATTACATTTTCACTATTTGTTACCAAGATAGTGATAACTGCGCCGGAGGGCTTTCTTATGTCGATTAAGAAGCTCGATGATGGTCGCTATATGGTGGACATTAGACCGCGTGGGGCAGCAGGACGCCGCATCCGCAGGACGTTTGACAGAAAGGCAGAAGCTACCGCGTTTGAGCAATACACGATAGCGAACGCCAGCCAAAAAGAATGGGCTGGTAAGCGCGCCGACCGGCGGCCTTTAAGTGAGTTGCTCGATGCCTGGTGGCGGTACCACGGGCAAAACCATGAAAACGGCAAAAAGGAATTCAATCACCTTTTGAAGACAATAAGCGGCCTCGGCGATCCCGCCGTTAGTCGGCTAAGCAAAAGAGATTTAATGGATTACCGCTCAAGCCGTTTGAATGCAGGGATCAAGGCATCAACGATTAATCGTGAGATGTACCGATTATCCGGCATGTTTACGAAGTTAATACAGATTGAGGAATTTAGCGGGCAGCACCCCGTTAACGGGCTTCCACCACTGGCGGAAGAAAACCCGGAAATGACATTTCTGGAGCGGGAAGAGATCAGCAGTTTGTTGAACGTTCTGGAGGGGGATTATCTGTTAGTTGCCCTGTTATGCCTGAGCACTGGCGGAAGATGGTCAGAGGTCGCCACGCTGAAGCGGTCGAATATCGTCAACTGCCGCGTTACTTTCCTGAAGACAAAAAATGGGAAAAAACGGACGGTGCCAATCTCTGAAGAACTGGAAAAAAAGGTGAAAAAAGAGGCCAGCGGGAAGCTGTTCAAAGTGGATTATGAGAGGTTTTGCAAGATACTGCGGGAGGTGAAGCCGGATATCCCGGAAAACCAGGCAACGCATATTCTGCGCCACACCTTTGCAAGCCATTTCATGATGAACGGCGGGAATATTATCGCACTGCAACAGATCCTGGGGCATGCGAATATTCAGCAAACGATGGTCTATGCACACCTGTCGCCTGACTACCTGCAAAACGCGGTGACGTTGAACCCGTTACAGGGGGGAGTTGCGGCATAA